TGACTGAAGATGCGACTAAATCAATCGCAAAAATTTGGTGGGCTGTCAACACAACTAATGGTAAATCAGGCGTAGAGTTATTGTGGGCAGGTAGTGGTTCGAGTGCCGCTAATTCTACAATATGTTTTTTATCTGGCAGAGGGTTTCACGACTACTATACTGCAGGAAACTCTATTCCAAATAATGCAACATTGACTGCAAACACTTCTCCTGCAGGCGATTTATTGCTTTCGACAAAAGGGTTTGTTGCTGGCGATAATTACACAGTAATAATAGAAGTAAGATAGATGAGTAAAAGAAAACCTAAAGACCGTTCCCGTGCAATATTAGAAAGAATAGTCGGAACAAAGTCAAAGGCAACTTTGGCAGAAGCGTTTAAATTGGCATTTGCAGAAAAATACGATATTAAACGAGAAGAAATTAAACAGGGTATAGTCGATAAAGTATATAACAAAGGAAAGGTGGAGAGATGAAACTAATTACAGAAATAATTGAAGATGTCGAAATTTTAACAGAGGGCAACGCTAAAGGCGGTAAAGACTACAAGATTAGAGGTGTCTTTATGCAGGCGGATATCAAGAACCGTAACGGTCGAGTTTATCCAGTTGACACTTTGTCAAATGAAGTTAAACGATATACAACAGAATTTATCAATAAGAAAAGAGCTTTCGGCGAACTGGGGCATCCTGATGGACCCACAGTTAATCTCGAAAGAGTTTCTCATATGATAACTAGTCTTAAACCAGAAGGAAAAAACTTCATTGGTGAGGCTAAAATAATGGATACTCCTTATGGCAAAATCGTCAAGAATTTAATTGACGAAGGCGCACAGTTGGGTGTATCTTCAAGAGGTATGGGTTCGATTCAACAATCGAACGGACGAGGTGTTGTTGGTAAAGATTTTTACCTCGCAACAGCCGCTGATATTGTCGCAGACCCATCGGCGCCGGATGCTTTCGTTGAAGGTATTATGGAAGGCAAAGAATGGATATGGGAGAATGGCGTACTAAAAAGTAAAACCGTTGAAGAATACAAAGAAGAAATAGAAAAAGCAAAAAGTAATAAGTTGGCTGAAGTCAAATCAAAAGTTTTTGCTGATTTTATGTCTAAATTGTAAAAAAATACGCAAAAAACCATCAATGCGTACGGCTTGAGATGGTAATTTGTATAAATAATTATAATTAACCAATTAATTAATTTTTTAATAAAGGAGACCGAATGTCTGAAACCGAAGTTAACAAAGAAGTAGAATTAGATGAGGCACAAAACGCACCTATTAAGGATGCGGTCGCTTCTGAACCTGCTCACCTTCAAAACGACGCTGAAGATTTGGGTGCACCAGTAGTTAAACCTACTGATAGTAACCCTGACTCAACGAAAAAGGTTAAAAAAGCATCAGACCCAGCACTCAAAAACGCTAAAGATGCGTCTTTACCAAAAGACAATAAACCATCTGCGATTGCTGATGAAGTAGAAACTGAGGACGAAGTAATTGCCGAAGATTCTACTGACGAAGTAGAGATTGATTTGTCTGATGATGTTAAGGCACTAGTTTCATCTGACGCTGACTTATCTGAAGATTTTAAAGATAAGGCTGCGACAATTTTTGAAACTGCTGTTAAGACTAGAATCAAAGAACAGACGAAAATCCTAGAAGCACAGTATGAAGAAAAACTTGCATCTGCTACTGAAACAGTAAAAGAAGCTATGGTCGAGAAAGTCGATTCATATCTAAACTATGTTGTTGAAGAATGGATGAAAGAGAATGAGCTTGCAGTTGAAAGAGGTATTCGTACCGAAATCGCTGAAGATTTCATTACTGGACTTAAAGGACTTTTCAAAGAACATTATATTGATGTTCCTGAAGAAAAATACAATGTACTAGAAGATTTAACTGACCAAGTTAAAGAATTGGAAGGCAAACTTAACGAACAGATTGAGAAAAATGTCAATCTTTCTAAGGATGTTTCTGAATCAAATAGAGAAAAACTAATCGCTTCCGTATCTGCTGATTTGGCAGAAACAGAAAAAGAGAAGTTTGCTTCTATGGCTGAGAATGTTGAATATGATAGTGCAGAGAAGTTCCAGGAGAAATTAGAAACTATTAAGGAATCTTATTTTCCTAAAACAAAAATAGAAGAAACTGCATCTGGTGATGAAGTTGACTCTGTGGCGGCGAATATACCTGCTGACGCTGGTACATCCGATGCTATGGCTGCATATACGGCCGCTATTTCAAAAAATCTTAATGCTTTAAAGTAATAAGAGTGATAACAATTAAAAATAAATAAAAAGGAGAGATAAATGTATCTTACTGAAAATTTACAAGAAAAGTGGCAGCCAGTATTAGAGCATCCAGATTTGCCAAAAATCGAAGATTCTTATAAGCGTGCTGTTACTACTGTTATTCTTGAGAATCAAGAAAAAGCAGTAAGGGAAGATGCTCAGTTTATGTCTGAAGCTGCACCAGCTAACTTTGCTGGTACACATGGCGGCGCACCTGCTGGTAGCGTTCAAAACTGGGACCCTGTACTAATCTCGTTAGTACGAAGAGCGATGCCTAACTTAATCGCTTATGATATCTGTGGCGTTCAACCAATGACAGGACCTACTGGTCTTATCTTTGCAATGAAATCTCGCTACGGTACACAAGCTGGTGCTGAGGCATTATTTAACGAAGCTGACACAGACTTTGGCGCTAGGGACGCTGCTGGTGGTTCTGGTTCTCCAGATGCACACGCTGGTACTAACCCTGCGACATTGAATGATAGTCCATCTGCTGGTACTTATACTACTGGTTCTGGATTTACTACGCTTCAGGGTGAAACATTAGGTGACGGAACTGATGAGTTTGCTGAAATGGCTTTCTCAATCGACAAAGTTACTGTAACTGCTAAGACAAGAGCTTTGAAAGCAGAGTACACAATGGAACTTGCTCAAGACCTTAAAGCAATTCACGGCTTAGACGCTGAAACTGAACTTGCTAACATCTTGTCAAGTGAAATTCTTGCTGAAATCAACCGTGAAGTAGTTCGTACAATCTATTCACACGCTAAGGCGGGTGCTCAGGTTAATACTACTACTGCTGGTATCTTCGACCTTGACACAGACTCAAATGGTCGCTGGTCAGTTGAGAAGTTCAAAGGACTTCTTTACCAACTAGAAAGAGATGCTAATGCGATTGGTCAGTTAACTCGTAGAGGAAAGGGTAACCTAATCATCTGTTCTGCTGATGTTGCTTCTGCACTTCAAATGGCTGGTGTATTAGACTACGCTCCTGCACTTTCAACTAACTTGAATGTTGATGACACAGGCAATACTTTTGCTGGTGTACTTAATGGCAAGTTTAAAGTGTATGTTGACCCATATAGTGCGAATGTAGCTGCAAGTCAATTCTATGTTGCTGGTTATAAGGGTACTTCACCATATGACGCTGGTTTATTCTACTGCCCATATGTTCCATTACAAATGGTTCGTGCAGTTGGACAAGACAGTTTCCAACCAAAAGTTGGATTTAAGACTCGTTACGGAATCGTGCAAAATCCATTTGCAACTTCTGATGGTGACGGTGCTGTTGATAATTCAGGCGCAGTTGCGGCTGGAAAAGCTAACTTATACTACAGACGAGTTAAAGTTACTAACATCATGTAATCTACTCACAGAGAGTACGAAAAAAGACACCTTCGGGTGTCTTTTTTTTGTCCAGGAACTCTTATAAATAGTATTATGACAACGACAAATGTACAAACTAGAGAACCGTCTAAAATGGACTATGCAAGTCCTATTCAGTTTAGGTTCAAAATATCAAAACTACCAGAAGTAGAATTTTTTATACAGACGGTAAATCTTCCTGGCATTTCTATAGGCTCGGCAACTGTGCCAACCCCTCTTTATGATTTTCCTGTTCCTGGAGATGAGATTTCTTTTCAAAGTTTAGATGTATCGTTTCTTGTAGACGAAAATTTGAACAATTATAAAGAATTGCACGACTGGATATCAGGTCTAGGATTTGGAACATCACATCAACAATTTGCAGATTTACAAGCAACTTCTGAGGATAGATTTCCTGGTTCAACAAAAGGTTCTCTTGTTGCTGGCGTAGAAATACCTGCACCGCTTTCTGAAGGTGGTATATACTCAGACG